GTTTTTCTTGTTCCTCTTTTGCTTGAGATAATAAATCTGATGCATTTAAAGTTACACTTTCACCAGGAATAGGAATTGTTGCGAATTTACCTCTAATCTGACCCAACATTTCTTTGCTTAATGCCAAAGCAAATCTTCTTATCCATTGTTTGCCAATACTATTAATATTTTCATATGGAACATTGGCAAAAGGCAAAGTATTCATGTTATTGACACCATGAACTCCAGATTGTTTGCTTGTTTCACTTTCATCCCATGGATCTTCCGCAACAGTAAATTCAAACCACATAACATCTGGCGAATGAGACGTCGGCTGTGGGTGGATTCTTAACTTATTATTTTTAATTTCGTAAGCAAAATGAGAGTTTCTTGTATAAATCGCATCTTCGTAAGCCATGGCTTGCAGTTTATTTTGCCATACAGGAATTACCTCGAATGTTGCATCATCTGCGTACATACCATAGGTTGATAGATTACCAATTGCATTAATCCCGCCATAATACCCAAAAAATCTCCACATAGCGTGAGGCGTCTTATACCATACTCGTCTAATCGTTACTTTTTTATTTCCAACTTTCTGATAAAATGGGAAGCTAGAACTTAAAGTGGCTTGGGTGGAAACTACACTCTGCAAATCATAATCTTGTTGACCCTCCACCAAATCAACAGAAGCCGAATACATATTAACTGTTCCGCCGCCGCCGGCTTCTGTTGAAACAGCATCACCTATTTGTTTAACATAACCTATAGTAAATTTGGGAAGTCTTAAACCAATTTCGGCGGCGCCGCTTAGGGGCGAAGTTGATTTATGCTGCCCATCGTGATCAAAAGTACCAGTCGTTGCACCCAAAGCTTGACCTAAAGTATTTTTAGCCTGATGAATGTTAACAATATATGAATATTCTAAAACCGATTCTTCGTAAGCGGCATATACATTTTTTTCAGTAAGTTCAATGTCTAGAATATCGCCGCCAAGCTTTCGAAAAGTATAGTTTACTTGATCAAGGGCGCCCGAAATAAAATTGGTATCGTACAGACTAGAATCTGTAGCCGCATATATACCATATGGGTAGCTTGCTACTGCAGCCACAGTAGCAGATGTGCCTGTCTCTGGCAATCTTATAGATGAAGTCGTGCTTGTCGGTGATAATGTTGGTGCTGCCATCCATGATGCCCCCTATACACTATAATTAGTTGACAAAAATCTTATTAACCTTTAGGAGAAGCTTCTTTCTTCGACGCACGTTTTCTTGATGTGGCCTTTTTCTTAGATTTCACTGCCTTAACTACTTTTTTAACAGTTTCTTTTACTTCCTCGGCTACAGTTTCGACGACAGCATCAACAACTTCTTGTTTGGCTTCCTTAATTTCTTCGGCTTCCTGTGGGGTAATAACTCCATCAGCTTCTGCTTCTTCAACAACTCCTTGTAATCTAGCTATAGTTGTTCGAACAGAAGCATATTTCTTAGCATATTTTGGACTATGTAGTCTCTTCTTGCGTTTGCCCATTATAGGTCTCCTTGGTTGATAATAAATAGTGCGAATATAACAAAAACCCCGTGTTCGTTAAGAACACAGGGTTTAGTATTGATAAGACAAAATTAATTCTAGGTGTCTACTGTAACAGCTCCGTCAGCTACCACACTTCCAAGCACATAATACTTATTACCGTCAGTAACGAATTCCAATTGGCCGCCTCCGATGGCTTCACCTTTGACCGTGAGAAAATCTGCATCTACATCCGTCAAACCCGCAGCGCCAGTGGTTTCGTGAACTTGTAACAGAAGAAGATCATCAACCAAGGAAGAACCATCAGCGTTGGCAGCTGCTCGCACCTTGATAAGACAGTCATCTCCGCCGGCATCAAGAACGGCGGTTTTAACAATAAATTTACACCACCAACCGGCACCAGCGTCATTCGGGTGTGGGAGTGTATGGGTAACGTCTGCACTAAAATCAGTGCCGTCTAACATAAAAATAGTACCACAATCAGCAACCGTAACGTTGGTAGCCGTTGTCGTCAAAGCTGTAACTTTTTTTCTATCTGCAGAATATCTTCCTAACTTGCTCATATTCGTTTTCTCCTTTATAAAAGGCTTCTTGCCTTATCAATCAGTAATAAATAGTATTATGATGTTTTAAAAACCAAAATAAAAAACCCCGCCAAAAGAAAACTCAAGGCGGGGCTGCATTCATCTACCTAGTGATTAGCTTGCGCCAGATTCACCAAGAATTCCTCGAACAACAACAAGGCCGTACATATCAGGACGAACCATCTTCTTGGCATATCGAGTCATCACGCCCTTACGCGGGGTGAAGTCTTCGACACCAAAGATGGTGGGGGTGACCTGTAGAGGTACATACGGGGCATATACGTAGCCACTTTCAAGGAAGCTACCGCCCTTTCGGCCGACAAGACACAAGTTACGTGGGAAGTACGGATCAACGTGAATATCCCATTTCTTGCTAAGGCTACCAACTTTGACAGCACCAACAGTACCCTTATTATCATCTGCAGTAACGCTTGCGCGGAAGCCAGCAGTGAACTCAAGGATGTTGGCTACTTCAGGGGAACAAACTAGAAAATTTGCGCCGCCACGAAGGGTCTTTCTGTGGATCTGAGCCGAAACGTCGTTAATGGTCTCAACAAGAGTCTCATACCATTCACTAACCGTACCGGTGAAGTCAGGAGAAGCTGCAGTAGCACCAAGCTCCGTACCGTTGGTACGATGGACGAAGAGGCCAGGAGAACGAGACCAGTAATACGTACCAGCTTTCGCGCCCTGGACGAGATCGTTAAGAATCTCACGGTCGATCTCAAGAGCAATCTGCTCAGAAAGGATCTGCGTTAACTCAACCTCAGCGTCGAGGTTATGGTACGCATTAAGATCCTGAGCAAGCTCAGGGGACCAACGAGCCTTGAGTTTCTTAGTGATCGCGGTAACGGCAACACTGCCGACCTTAATATCGATCTCAGGAATATCGACGTTTAATCCAGTAGTACCAGACGCTAGGTCAGGCGAACCTTCTAGCGGGAATGAAGTACCACGGATTGAGCCGACATCAGCAGTCGAATAAAGATCGCGTTCTGGATAAGTAACCGTAGTCGTCTGACCGGAAGTCGGAGAGGTGATAGCCCCACCATCACGAACAAGAACAAGATTTAACTTGCTGTTACTGTCCAGATAAGTTAAACGACGCACAGGAGTACCATTACCCAAACTGGAGTATGTACCAGCAGCAAATTCCATCGCAATCATATTATCAGTATTGACGTTGGCAAGTGCAGTAGTCACAACATCATCAGACGTCACGATAGCAACGTAGTTGGTCGTAGTACCAAGAACGTCGGGATCCCAACGAATAAGCTTCTTTTGGGCTTCAGTAAGGGATGTGACCAAGGTGCTGGCCAACGCAACGTTGTCCATCTGAATAGTCGCAGAACCCGTCGGTGAAGTATACCCAGTCTGAAGGTTGTAGAAACCACCACCTTCTTCAGTGAGGTCCGTGACACCACCGGTTAACTGAGTTGCAACCACACCACCACCGTAAAGCGAATCATTCGCATCATATCCCAAATTGGAATCGGTGTACTGGAAATCCATGAAGAAGATAAGTCCCGAAGGGAGACTCATCGGCTGGACGCTGACAAGGTCATTGGCCAAAAGTCCGCCGAAGACTCGACGAACGAGCGGGAATGCGACGGCAGAAAAGCCCTCTACATCACCACCGGCCATAGTACTAGCTTCCTTAAGAAGCTGTTTGGCTTGATTTTCTAACAGCATAGCCATGCCGTTCCTGTTATGATCATCCGCGATACCTTCCAAGAGACCGGTCCGTTCCCATTTTTCCATTAGGGCCTGGCCTTCTCTTGCTAAAGATCTTTCTCGGATGCCTTCAGTTAGTTTCTCTAAAACTGACATTTGTAATCCTCCTTTAAATTGTTTTAATTTTTATCAGTTATGCCTGCTAAGATTTTCCATCAATTAGTCACTGTCCCTTCGCTTTTTTCTCCCCTGCTCTTGCGATGACACAAAATTAAAGTTGAAGAAGTTTTATTTTCAGCTTCGCTCAACGATTTTGGTTTCTTATTTAAAGCGTTACCC